AGGGATCGCCGACGCGCGGAATCGTCGAGTAGATCCGCGCAACCTGAGGATCGCACACGACGGAGGAGTGAATCCGAAAGGTGCGCACATAGGTCCGCTCGAAACCTTCCGCCTTCGCGGTCGATTCGCGGTCCATGTACGTTTCGATCACCTGAAAGAGGACGGTTGTACTCATATATCCACCCCGTCCAGTTTGAGGTTGGCGCGTGCCTTGAGTGCGTCCTGGCCGACCTTGAGTTGCGCCTCGTTGATCGCCTTCAGGTCGAGGAGGATTTGCTTCATCTCCTCTTCGACGCTGACCTTTTGATTCTCGAACTGCACGATAGCGCTGTACGCTCCTGCGCTGCCTTGTTCCATCGCCCCGGCGAGGTTTGGCCCAGACGATCCCGCCGCGCCCTTGAGTTTCTGAAATTGTCTGAAGGCGTCCATCTCGGCAGCGCCTTCCTTGAGCGGGCTGGCCGTCTCCATATCCTTCATCATCTCGCCCATTTCGCGCATGCCGAAACCGGCCTCCTTTAGACTTTTCGCCATCTGGTCAAACGGGTCAGCCTTTGCGACGGCGTCCATCGTCTGCTGGATGCCGCCCATCGACTCCGCGAACTCTCCCAGTGGTCCCTTGAGGCCGTCGTTGAGCGTGTTGATTCGATCCTGGAATTTTGCAAGCGGGTCGATGTCCGAGGTTGGCCCCTTGCTGTTCATACGGTCCTGGATGTCCAGCTTGAGGTTCATCGCTTTGAGCCGCATTTTGCCGAAGTAATTATCGAGGCCAAGGAAATCCGTCGCGTCGTCGAGACCGGCCTTGTCGCCCTTGAACTCTTCGCGGAGACGCTGAAGCATGCCGTGTGCGTTGTCGTCGGCGTCGAATTTGACCTTGATCGGATCGTTGTAATCCCCGCCACCACGGTCGTTGCCCAGGCCAGCCTTGTCGCGCAAGCCGTCGCCCTTCTTCCACTGGTCGGCGTCACTGAGGCCCATCTCCTTGCGTAGCTTGTCGAGGTCTTCTTCGGACTTCTTCACGAACGCTTCCGACTCCGTCGTTCCGGCGAGCGAATCAGCTGCCGACCGCATCCACTCCGGCGGAGGAATCGAAAAGGCGGCCTTGAGTCCGTCCGTAAGCCTTGCGACGGCCCAATCGATTACCTCGCCGCCCTTTTCCTTGAACGTCTCCCAGTAAGGGGCCATCCGCTCCATCATGTCGCCGTTGGTCCAACCGTCGATAATCGAGGCGACGAATTCAGCCGCAACGCCGACCTTATCGAGAATGATTTCGCCCAGGCCAGCAAAGCCCCCTGGGAGCTTGCCAACGCTCTCGGAGATGATTGCGAGGGCCGGGGCCACCACGCTCGTGATCTGGTTGCCAAAGCCCTCCCAGAGCATATCGATTTGCTTCTTCGCCTTGGCCGCCTGCTTGACGCTCTCGACCAGGCCGCCGTTGATGGTGACGCCAAGACGGTCCATGTCGGCCTTGAGGTCGCCGATCCCCGCCGATCCCTTCATCAGGAGCGGAGCCATCTCCAGGCCACCCTTGCCGAAATTCTCCCGGAGGAACGAGGAACGCATCGTCGCGGGCAGTTGCCGGAAACGGTCAGCGACTTTGCCGATAGCGCCGGTGAAGTCGCTCTCGAACTCCTCAGAGATCGCTTTGCCGTCGATGCCGAAACGGTCGAATGACGTCTTCGCGCCGTCCACGGTCATCGACGCTTCGGAGAGCTTTTGGCTGAACTTGAACCATGCTCGCTCCGCGCCCTCCGCGCCGTTGGTGAGCTTCGCAAAAATCTGGAAGTCGCCAACGTCCAGGCCTGTCTTCGCAGCGCCGATGCCGAGCTTGCTGACGCGGTCTGAATTCTGCTCGTAGACGCCGATGGCGAAACCGAGGCCAGCGCTTGCGGCCTGCAAGGGCGTCGCCAGGACGCCACCAATATAGGGAACCTTGCCGATGAAATCCGCAACGCCAGCAAGCAAGACATCGTTCACGGCCTTCAGTGGATTTGTGAAGGCGGAATCCCCCAACCCTTTGAGCTTAGAGAGGCCCGACGCGATTCCGTCGCCCATCTTCTGGCCGATGCTCCTACCCTTGTCAGCCGCAACCTTTTCGAGCGCGCCGGTGCTGGTGCCGAAAACGTCCGCCGCCTTTTTCATATCCGCGCCCAAGCCCGCCGAGCTAGCGGTCACTTTCGCGCTGAGGTTTCCGATGTCAGCCATGCTACTCCACTCCCGCTCGTTCCTTTGCCATCGCCAGCAAGTCTACCGTCTCGGCTCTCTCTGCCGTCGACCTGGCCCTCACCCCGCCCCAGTCGCGGGCAATCTCATCAGGAGGCCGGAAGCCACCCCCGAACGCTGTCACGACGCTCGTCAGCTGGGCGATTGCCAACTCGACCCGTTCCAGGCCGGACGGGTCGAACTCCTCCGCAATCTCCATCTCGGCCAACTGCACGGCGGACACCGCCTCGAGTAGCTCCCACGGCGTCCGTCCTAGCTGGCCTGCTTTTCGGTGCAGCCAGCGACGACGGGGGGAGCCTTGGAGTTTTTTCGGACATCCGCCTGACTATCCCTGTCCATGCAATTCCAAACGGTTATCGCGTCGTAGATGCGATCGATGACGACGCTGGATTGCTGGGCGAGACTCTCCACGTCGTCGCGAGTGAACAGCGGTTCGCCGCGCTCGTCACAAGCCGCCATCGACACCAGCGCGGCGCGAACGGCGAGCGTCTCCGTGGGATCCTTTTCGTGCGCGTCGATCATCTCGCCGCGCCAGATTTCGTAGGCGTCCCGCTCCGAGCCGATAAGTTGGCGGATCAAGAGATCCTCGTCGCCGTCCTCGGACCATTCGGGCACCTTCACGACGCGCCTCGGCATCTGCCGGGGTTTGAGCGCTTGTTTCTTCGTGATAGCCATAATCAAGGAGTCCCCTGCGTAAACGTGGGCTGGCCGGTCAACTGGACTTTGCCGACGATGATGAGCCGCCCATCAACGCTACTCATCGGCTCCTTGCCGAGGTCGCAGATGTAGCCGGTGAAATCGTCGTGGCTCTTATTCGCATCGAGCGCGGCGTCGGGATAGAGGATCCGCCAGAGGATCGTCTGGAGGTAGAGCGCCATGAGCGCGGCCTGCCTCGCGTGGTTCCACATCTGCTTGAAATCCTGCTCGCCATAATCCGGCAGGCCAGGCGTGTATTCGTGCCCCCCGGTTGGGTCGAGCGGAGTCTTGTCCACCTTGGGCGATTTCGCCATTGCCGGCGAGCCGATATCGACCATGTCCGTAAGGGTGGTGTAGGTCGATCCGTTGTCGGTCGAGTACTGGAAGCGAGTACCCTTTACGACCCTCATGTCAGATGCCATTGGGACCTCCTCAGAAGGTCAGGGTAAAACTCAGGTCAGCCCGGTAGGGCGCTAGTGGTTTGGCGTTGATCGGCGTCTCCTGGCCGTCAGAGACCTCTTCCTCCACGACGCAGAGGAGGATGATGGTTTGATCGCTCGATCCGCCCCAGGTGGGGTCGATCATCGAGGCTCGCGCAGCGTCGGCGAGAGCCTGGCAAACGGTATCCGTGTCGGCGAGGCAGTAGATCGCGAACGTTGCCGTCTCGCCGAACGCCACGCCTTCCAGGTTGAGGTACTTTTGCCCTGCCGTGCGCTCGAAAACGAGGTAGGGGAAAACGTCATCCTGCGATGCCTGCACGGGCCGAATGCGTGTGCCGACCATGCCGGACACCGTGGTATCCGCTGCCAGTCGCTCGACGACGGTTTCGCGGACATTCATTAGCCGCCCCCGATCGTCGCCATCGCTTCGGTTGCGATCTCGGCCATGCGGTCCATCACCCGCGTGCGGGTCGATTCCTTGGCCGGCCCGATGAACGGTTGCGCCTTCGCTCCGGGGTGCATCTTGCCGGTCTGCCCGGACGCTGCCCTGCCGCGCCGCGCGAGCTTGGAGCCGCGAGCCACCGAGTGGGGAGCCGTCCCCTTTTCGACCAGCGAGGCATACTTGGACGGATCGACCTTGCGGCCCTTGATGACGGTGTCGTAGCCCTTCCTCGCCCCAATAATGTCCGTGAATGTGACCCCGCCGAACGACTTGGTCTTGTGGCCCAGCGAACGGGCCAATAGGCCCGACACTCGCCGAACATTGGCCTTGACTTGCGTGAGGACGATCTTGCCCCCGCCGGTCGCCATCTTGCGGAGAGTCTTCTTGCGGATCTTCTTCTCCACCTCGGCGAGGTTCTTGATGACTTCGGAAAGTCCTTCAACTGTCGCCATCTCACACC